GAGAATCCTACCCCCAGCAAGATTTTTGATTACCCAAAGCCTACGCAGGCAATCCAACCCTACGAGTACGGACATCCGTACAGCAAGAAAACGCTACTGTGGGAACGCGGTGTACCGCCGCTGCACCCGACAAACATCGTAGAACCTACCGCGACATGGTGCCCGTCTGGTTCCTACTCGCACAAGCATGGTGAACAACACAAGGGCATGTTTACCACTGACCGCGCAAAGAACCGTGCAAAAACTTTTCCGGGCGTTGCAAAGGCTATGTCCGAGCAATGGGGCTAGGAGGGCTAACAATGAAAGAAACGACAACTATGAGCGACACACTGAAGATCTGCACCGGCCCCAGCCGCATGGCCACCGAGTGGGAGCTGCACGAGCTGAGCTGGGAGGGCTTCGCCTCCACCCTCTCAGACCGGATGCAGCAAAACTGCGGCACTGAGACCCACGCCGAGTACATGGCCCTGCCCAAGGCGCGGCAAGCCGACCTCAAGGACGTGGGCGGTTTTGTGGGCGGCAGCCTGCGGAACGGAAGCCGCAAGCGTGGCTGCTGCACTGGGCGCAGCCTCATCACGCTGGACATGGACAACTGCGCCCCCGGCAGCGCCGAAGACTGGGTCGCGGCCATCAAGGGCATCGGCACAGCAGCGGTCTACTCCACCCGGAAGCACGACCCGGAGCACCCCCGGCTGCGGGCCATCTTCCCCACCGACCGGGTCATGCAGCCGGAGGAGTACCAGCCCTGCGCCCGGATGCTGGCCCAGACGCTGGACGCCACGATGGCCGTGTTCGACTCCACCACCTTCGAGGCCGAACGGCTGATGTACTGGCCCAGCCGCAGCGCCGACAGCGCATGGGTCTGCGAGGCCACCGAGGACGGCAGCCGCATCTGCGTGGACGACCTGCTCTGGCTTTACCCGGATTGGCACGACGCCCGCAGCTGGCCTGCCTGCCCCGCAGAGCAGCAGGTCAAGCTGCCCGGCGGCAAGCAGGCTGACCCTACGGCCAAGCCCGGCGTCGTGGGCGCATTCTGCCGGACTTACGACATCCGGCAGGCCATCGAAAAGTTCCTGCCCGGGGTGTATGTGGACGCCGGCGCAGGCCGTCTGACCTACGCTGCAGGCAGCACCACCGCCGGCGCGGTGCTCTACGACAACGACGCCTTCCTCTACAGCCACCACAGCACCGACCCCGCGGGTGGCAAGCTGCTGAACGCATGGGACCTCGTCCGCATCCACCGCTTCGGAGAGCAGGACGCGGATGCCGCTCCCGGCACGCCCACCGCCAGCCTCCCCAGCTGGCATCAGATGCGGGCGCTGGCCGAGGCCGACGGCCCTACCTCCGCCCTGCTGCGGCAGGAGGCCGTAGACCACGCAATGGAGGGCTTCGAGCCGTTGCCCGAAGAGGACGCCGACCCGGACAAGTGGCAGGAGAAGCTGGACCGCACCCAGAAGGGTGCCATCGCCTGCACCATTCAGAACGCATGGATCATCCTCGAGAACGACCCCGCCCTCAAGGGCCGTATCTGGATGGATACCTTCTCGGAGCGGCTGCGCTGCAAGGGGCCGTTCCCTTGGAACGACCGTGACGCCGAGCGGGACTGGTCGGACGAGGACGACGCAGGCATCCGCTGGTATCTCGAGACCATCTACCACTTCAGCGGGGTCAACAAGGCCGCCGACGCCGTGGCCCTGACCGGAGGACGACACGCAAAAGACCCGGTACGGGAGTACCTGCTGGGACTCGTCTGGGACGGCATGGAACGCCTCGATACCCTCTTCATCGACTACCTCGGCGCAGAGGATACGGGGTACACACGGGCCGTGACCCGCAAGATGTTCACCGCAGCGGTAGCCCGGTGCTTCCGCCCGGGGTGCAAGTTCGACCAGATCTGCATCCTCAGCGGCAAACAGGGCATCGGCAAGAGCCTGCTCCTCAGCCGGATGGGCCGGGAGTGGTTCAACGACAGCATCACCAGCTTCGACGGCAAGGACGCCCGGGAGAACCTGCGGGGCGTCTGGATCGTAGAGCTGGGCGAAATGACGGCCTTCAGCCGCTCCGAGAGCGAGGCGGCAAAGCAGTTCCTCAGCCAGACCGAGGACCGATACCGGGCCGCTTATGGCCGCAGAACGGTGCAGTACCCCCGCAGGTGCGTGTTCTTCGGCACCTCCAACGGCTCCGATTTCCTCCGGGACACCACCGGCAACCGCCGTTTCTGGCCCATAGACTGCTGCTTCGAGCGCCGCACGAGGGTCGTCCACGACGACCTGACCCCATCTGAGGTAGACCAGCTCTGGGCCGAGGCCATGGCCCGGTACAACGCCGGAGAAGACCTCATGCTCCGGGACGAGCTGCACGCAGCCGCCCTCGCAGAGCAGCAGGCTCACACTGAGCGGGACCCGTGGGAGGGGGCCATCGCCGACTTCCTCGAACGCCCGCTGCCCCCGGGATGGCCCAAGATGACCGTCGAGGAGCGGGTCTGCTGGTGGGAGACCGACCACGCCGAGGGCGTCCCTACGGCCCCCAGAGCCTCCGTCTGTGCCGCCGAGCTGTGGCGGGAATGCCTCGACCGCACCGGCAGAGACCTTGACCGACAGCAGTCCAAGCGCATCGCCGCCATCATGAACGGCCTCCCGGGGTGGTCGCCAGCCAAGTATCCCCTGCGCTGCGGCCCCTACGGGATGCAGCGTTCGTGGAGGCGAAATGAGGAGTAATTACCACCCGAAAATCCGACTACAAACGATGGCCGAAACCACCGTTTTTGTCTACAGACGACTACAAACAAAAAGCTGACTACAGACTACAGAGAATCCGGCAAACTTTAAGGCAACAAAAGAAAAGAAGAACCGAAAACGCCGCTTGTCTACAAACGACTACAAAGGATTTTCCGTTTGTAGACAGCTTTGTAGTCAGGAAAAAGTAAGTGTTCATGCGGGTTTTCAGGCTTTGTCTACGTTGTCTACAATAAAATCCCTTGGAAGGAGAAAAAGAAAAGGAAATAAGAAATGCGCGCGTACACGCGAGAGTCTTATACGCTTCACGTGAGGGATTTATAGGAATTACGTAGTCTTTTGTAGTCCTGTAGTCAGCCCGGGAGAAGAGAGGAGAAACTAAAATGCTGACAAATAAGCCCTTGGAAAAGTCCATCGAGAACGTCCTCCGGGAGGAGGTGGAACGGCAGGGAGGGATGTGCCTGAAGTGGACCTGCCCCGGACACAGAGGCGTACCCGACCGGGTGATCCTCTTCCCCGGCGGCATCATCGCCTTTGTGGAACTCAAGCGCCCCGGTGCAAAGGTCAAGGCGGGCGGCTTGCAGGAGTGGTGGCGGGAGAAGATCCAGAGCTTCGGCTTCCCCTGCTACGAGGTCAGCCGCAAATATCAGGCCGTGGCTCTGGCCAAGCGGCTGAGCATGGGAAGTCAGATGCGGCAGTTGAGCGCAGAGGATGCCATACAGCATCAGCCCGATGCGTCCGTCGACTGGGCTGATGACGAGGGCTGGCCCTACGAAATCGACGACTGACACACTGCCCTAAAAGAAACGGAGGTCAAAGCAATGCAGCAATTTCACCCGCACCCGTATCAGCAGGCGGGCATCGAGGCCATTCTGGAAAAGCCCGGAGTGGCCCTCTGGATGGAGATGGGACTCGGCAAGACCGTCGTGACCCTGACCGCCATCGACCAGCTCCTCTACGACCGGCTGGAGATCCGCCGGGTGCTCATCATCGCGCCCCGGAAGGTGGCCGAAGCGACGTGGCAGGACGAGGCAGCCAAGTGGGAGCACCTGCGGCATCTGCGCCTCTCCACCGTGCTGGGCAGCGAGAAGCAGCGCCTCGCCGCTCTGGCTGCCCCAGCGGACATTTACATCATCAACCGGGAGAACACGGCGTGGCTGGTGCAGACACTGGGCCGGAAGTGGGATTTTGACATGGTGGTGCTGGATGAGGCCTCCAGCTTCAAGAACCACGCAGCTCGGCGCTTCAAAGCCCTCAAAGCCGTGCGCCCCCGCATCCACAAGCTGGTGGAGCTGACCGGGACGCCCAGCCCCAACGGCCTGCTGGACCTCTGGGCGCAGGTCTGGCTGCTGGATCAGGGGCAGCGGCTGGGCAGGTACATCACCCACTACCGGCAGCAGTACTTCTGGCCCACCCAGTACAGCTACGAGCCGAAAGCGGAGGCTGCGGAGGCCATCCATACCGCCATCCGGGACATCGTCCTCAGCTTCAAAGCCGCCGACCACCTGACTCTGCCGGAGAAGATCACCGAGGACATCCCGGTGGTGCTGGACGAAACGGCCCGGGACCTCTACAAGACCCTCGAACGGGAGTATCTGCTGAACGTGGACGGCGAAGCCATCACCGCCCAGCAGGCCGCGTCCCTCACCGGCAAGCTGCTCCAGCTGTGCAACGGCAGCCTCTACGACGAGACCGGTGCCGTCCACCCGCTCCACCGATGCAAGCTGGACGCTTTCGATGAGCTGATCGACGCGCTCGACGGCCAGAGCGCCCTTGTGTTCTACAATTTCCGCTTCGACGAGGAGCAGCTCACCGAAACACTGAAAACACGCCACAGGAGCCTCAGATTCGCCGTGCTGGACAATGAGCACGACGTAGCCGCATGGAACACGGGAGAACTGGACGTCCTTCTGGCCCAGCCTGCCAGCTGCGCCTACGGGCTGAACCTCCAGCAGGGCGGGCATCACCTGATCTGGTACAGCCTGCCATGGAGCCTCGAGCTTTACGCGCAGGGCGAAGCCCGACTCTACCGGCAGGGCCAGACCCAGAGCGTCATCGTCCACCGCCTCATCGTCAAGGGCGGGGCCGACGCGCTGGTGGCAAAGGCCCTCACCCGCAAAGACACCGACCAGAACGCCCTGATGCAGGCCGTGAAGACCCGCATCCGGGAAGTGCAGAGAGGAGACCACCCATGAGCATCCGAGCATTCCGCAGGCTGACCCGGACACAGCGCCGGGCCTTTATCGACACCATCACCGACCCCCTCACCCGCCGGGTGTTCGAGATTGCATTCCTCGGCCCCGGCAAGGTCAGCTGGCAGAAAGCCGCCCTGCTCTACGGCGGCGGCATTTCCCCGGAAACGCTCCGGGTCTGGGTCTGGCGGGAGCTGCATCGCGCGAGTGCCCACGCAGAACGCCTGTGAGCGTTCCGTCTCGCCAGACAGCAAACTTCACGCCAAAGTACCAAAAGCCCCGCACAGAGCCTCGCATCCGCCCGTCCGTGCAAGTCGTAACGCTTTTGAGGTTTTACCCATGCTATGCTTTCTGAGATAACGACACAGGAGGCAGAGCATGGGTTTTTCGAATGAACGGATGAGGACGGCGCAGCTGGCGGGATGGTTCCTGCTGGATGGCCTCGAGCTGACCCCGGCGGGCAACCCCATCACCCAGCCGCAGGAGCTGCCCTTCGGGGTCGATCACCTCATCGGTTTCAATGAGCTGCTGACCTGCAAGCACCCGGAGAGCGCAGGGGTGCATTTCTTCCTCGACGACTACCAGTTCGAGCGGTTCTGGCGTCAGCCGCAGCGGTATCTCGCCGCGCAGGCAAAGTGCCCGCTGGTCATCGGGCCGGACTTTTCGCTGTACACCGACTTCCCCGCCCCGCTGCAGCGGTGGAACCACTACCGCAACCAGCTGCTCACCGCGTATCTCCAGCGGCAAGGCATTTGCGCCATTCCTGCTGCCGGATGGGCCGACGATGCCAGCTTTGACTGGTGCTTCGACGGCATCTCCCCCGGAGGGGCAGTGGCGGTAAGCACGGTGGGTTGTCTCGTCCACAGGCAGGCGGAGGCCGGATTTCTCGCAGGGCTGGAAGAACTGCTGCGGCAGGTGCAGCCCGAGGAACTGCTGCTCTACGGCAGCGTGACGCCCGACATCGCAAGCCTCCTGCAAAGCAAGAGCATCCCGTGGCAGGCATTTCCACACGGCATGGCGGCCCGCAGAAGGGCCAGAGAGGAGGCGCGGTAATGGGCGGCAGAGGAAGCAGCATGAGAGGCAGTCAGGGCATGGGAGGGGGCACAGGAGCGCCCGCGGCCGCTGCACAGGCGATGCCCACGGTACAGGCAGCACCGGCGGTGCAGCAGGCAGGCCCGCCCACCGGCGCAACCGGCTTCGGGCATCTGACGCCCCAGCAGGTGGCCGCATTTGAGAACGCCGCCCAGCAGCAGATGCAGCGCGACCCGGCGCTGGCGGCAGGCGTCGTGGACTACATCAACCCGGTCATGCAGAGCAACGGCAAGGCCCTGAGCCAGAACGCCAACTGGGCCGCAGCGAATGGCCTGCCCCTGACCAAGCGGCAGCAGGCCATGATGGACGCAGTGGACAAGCTGGCCAAGCCCATCGGGCAGGAGACGACCCTCTACCGCGCCGACCACGACGACTTCCTGAAGCGCCTGAAGGTCAACAACTATCAGAACATGAGCGACAGCCAGCTGCGCAAGGCGCTGGTAGGCAAGACATGGACGAACGACTGCCTGGAATCCACGGCCTACGATAGCCGGGATAACCCCTTCTGGCCGCAGCCGAGTGGACGTGGAACAGGAAAGCACGGGCAGGGCGGCATCAAATCCGGCAACCGCGAGGTGCTGATCCGGTACCACACCGCAAAGAGCGCCCGCGCGGCATTCATCCAGCCCAGCCAGTCCGAAGCGGTTCTGGCGGTGGGCACCCATCACAAGATCACCGGTGTCCGGTCTACCCGCACCGGACCGTCTCACACATACCTGACCGGCAAACGCGTGATTGAACTGGAAATCGAAGTGTGGTAAAATCAATTCGGAGGACTTTACTATGGCAGCAAAGAAAGACCCTTATGCAAAGTTCCGCAAGCTCAAGCAGCACCCGGACTACGACAAAATGACCCCGGCAGATCGCCGCCTGTACGGCGAATACCTGCAGTCGGACGAGCAGAAGTTCCGGCCTCTCGACACCCCGAAAACGAGCCGACCCTTCCCCAATCTGGGCATGGAGAAGCCCGCAGCGAAGAAGAAAACCACCAAGGCGAAACCCAAGAAAAAGTAATTCGTAACGGTTTGCCCCCGCATTTCGTGTTACCCTTGACCGAGAAATTCACGGCCAAGGGAGGAAGGACATGGGCGGCAGAGGCACAAGCATGGGCGGCAGCCACGGTATGGGCGGAGGCAGCGGTGCAGCGAAAGCGGCATCGGCAGCGCCCCAGACCCGGGAGCAGCAGCTGCTGGCCCGCATTCAGGGCGACCCGACAGCCCTGATGCAGATGAGCGATCAGGACGCGGCAGATACGGTAGCAGCCATCGAAAAGCTGCCCATCGCCACCGACGGCACCGAGCGAGACTGCTTCATCCAGCGGTACATGAACGCCATCGGATGGGGCAACAACAAGCCCACCGTGCTGGACGACAACGCATACGAGAAAGCCCGCAAGCAGGCCGGTGAGGAGTCCATGTACCACTCGGTAAAGAACTTTGGCGGCAAGACCGGCGACGTATTCAACGATCAGCTCATGACCGGCAAAACCGCGTTTGCGTTTGAAGGACTGTACGGTGCAGGCACTTACTGGGCGCATGACAGTGCAGGTGCTTCCGCTGGGTACGGCCCGTATCAGGTCAAAGCATTTCTCAACAGTAAGGCAAAGGTTACGACCACATACCAGCTGAGTCAGGAATGGAATCAGCTCGCAGCAAAAAAGCCCCGGTTGTTCGCCGCATTAAGCAGTGCAAAGCGAGGCAGCTATGGCGGGGATAACGAAACGATCTACCCATTTCTTGCCGCAGCGAAGGGATTTAACGTCATCATCAAAAGCGACTACTCAAACAGCAGCACGTCGCGCAGGCGAGGGCAGTATGTCATTACTTTGGATCGCAGCGTGACCACAATGAGCAGCAAAACCATCAACAATGCATGGAGGTCCATGGCAAACTGGTAAAGGGAGGATACAAATGGCAGAATCCAGATGGGACGAAAAGTTGATTACTCGGTTAGAGGAGAGTCCCGAGGGACAGAAGCACGGGCAGGGCGCCCGCAAGTACGCAGTCGATTGCTGGTACATCCATATCGGCGAGTGGGAGGCTCCCAAGGGCTGGAAAGACCCCTACGCCAAGCTGGACAAAGCCGCAAAGGCCAAGCCCAAGGCGAAGTCCAAAAAGTAATTCATAACGCTTTTTCCGTAGACTCTCTGGTATAATCGCCAGAGAGTCTATTTTTGTTTGCCCGGGAGGTATGGCATGGACAGCGCAAAGCACCAGATCGAGTATAAGCGGCTGGACGAGATACGGCCCTACGATAATAACCCCCGGCGCAACGACGAGGCCGCAAAGGCAGTGGCCAACAGCATCCGGGAGTTCGGCTTCCAGTCCCCCATCATTGTGGACAGGGACGGCGTCATCATCGCCGGACACACCCGGTACAAGGCCGCCCGGAGGCTCAAGCTCCAGACCGTGCCGGTCATCGTGGCCGCAGAGCTGACGCCCGAGCAGGTCAAGGCCCTGCGCATCGCGGACAACTCCACCGGCGAAGTGGCCGAGTGGGACTTGCAGCTTCTGGTGCAGGAGCTGACCGGCATCGACTACGACATGGCCGACTTCGGTCTGAATCTTGAGATCAGGGTGGACGAAGAGGTCAAAGAGGACGACTTCGACGCTGAGCCGCCCGAGAAGCCCATCACCCAACGGGGAGACATCTGGCTGCTGGGCGACCACCGGGTCATGTGCGGAGACAGCACCAGCCCGCAGGATGTGGAGCGGCTCATGGACGGCCAGCTGGCCGACCTGCTGCTCACCGACCCGCCCTACAACGTCAACTACGAGGGCAGCAACGGCAAGAAGATCGAGAACGACAACATGGCAGAAAGCGAGTTCCGGCAGTTCCTGCTCAAGGCATACAGCCGGGCCTTCGACGCCTGCCGCACCGGGGCCAGCGCGTACATCTTCCACGCCGACACCGAAGGCGAGGCCTTCCGGGCCATGTTCCGGGAGGCTGGCTGGGGGCTGCATGGTTGCCTCGTCTGGGTCAAGAACAGCCTTGTGCTGGGCCGCAGCGACTACCAGTGGCAGCACGAACCCTGCCTGTACGGCTGGAAGCCCGGGGCCAACCACTACTTCATCAACGACCGCAGCCAGACCACCGTCATCGACGACGCGAAGCCGGACGACCTGCGGCACATGAAGAAGGACCAACTACTGGACTGGGCCATCAAGGCGCAGGCCCTGCTCACCCAGACGCCCAGCAGCCCAGCAGCGTCCTCCGCTGCGATAAGCCGCCCCGCAATGCCGAGCACCCCACCATGAAACCGGTGGTGCTCTGCGGCAGGCTCATCAAGAACAGCTCGAAGCCCGGCCAGACCGTGCTGGACCTGTTCGGCGGCAGCGGCTCCACCCTCATCGCCTGCGAGCAGCTGAGCCGGAGGTGCCGCACGATGGAGTACGACCCGAGGTATGTGGACGTCATCGTGAAACGGTGGGAGGACTTCACCGGCGAAAAGGCGGTCCGCCTTAAATAACCATCCCCTCCGGGGCCGGGTTTTCTACTCCTTTCCCGCCCCGGTTTTATCATAGCCAAAACGGCGCACGCCCGGGTCATCCTCCGCCCGCAGGGCCTCTTCCGAGAGGCCGGTGTGCGCCGTTTTCTCATACGGAGGTGACACCTTGGCACGAGAATCCCTCATCAGCAAATGGAGCAGCCCCAGCGGCCTGCTGCGATTGCAGCGGCTGGCCATGCACGGCCTCAATCAGTCCGAGATCTGCGAGCAGATCGGCGTGCCGGCCCGCACCTTCCGGCGCTGGTGCACGCAGGACCCCCGCATCGCACAGGCCATCAGCGTGGGCGCAGAGGCAGCGCTGGCCAGCGTGGAGAATGCCCTGTTCAAGAAGGCCCAGAGCGGCGATCTGGGGGCGATGTGCTTTTATCTGAAGAACCGTGACCCCGAGCACTGGTCAGAGCACCCGGAGCTGCGGGGCTACGACGGAAAGGTGGTGTTTGTGGATGACATACCAAAGACGGAGGCCCCCAAACCTTCTCAAGCAGCAGCTGAAACTCAGCAGCCTCATCATCCCTGAATACTACGCCGCCCACACGGCCATCTGGTCGGGTGAGTACAACGAGTATCTGGGCGACGGCGGACGCGGCTCTCTCAAGTCCACCTTCGCCGCCACCGAAGTGGTGCTGCTCCTCATGCGGGTGCCCAACATCCACGCCGTCGTCCTGCGCAAGGTGGGCAACACCATCGCCACCAGCGTCTGGCCCGAGTACAACCGGGTCATCGACCGCATGGGCATCCGGCATCTCTGGAAGCAGCAGAAGAAGCCCTACACCCTCACATACATCCCCACCGGGCAGACCATCCAGTTCTACGGCCTCGACGACCCGGGCAAGCTGAAGTCCATCGCCGTTCCCTTCGGCTACTTCGGCGTCATGCACTTCGAGGAGTTCGACCAGTACGACGGCCCGGAGGAAGTCCGAAACGTAGAGCAGTCCGTCTTCCGAGGCGGACCGTTCAGTTTTTCCTTCAAGACCTTCAACAGCCCGGCCATGGCCCGGCACTGGGTCAACCGGTACAAGCGGGAGCCGAAGCCCAAGCAGTTCCGCCACCACACCACCTACCTGACCACCCCTCCCGAGTGGCTCGGCCCCCGATTCTTCGATGACGCGGAGACCCTGAAACAGCGCGACCCGGTGGCCTACGCCCACGAATATATGGGCGAGGTGGTAGGCTGCGGCACCGCCGTGTTCGAGAATCTGGAGCTGCGGCCCATCACCAGCGAGGAGATCGCAGGGTTCGACCGGCGATACTACGGCCTCGACTTCGGCTGGTATCCCGACCCGAACCACTTCGGCGGGATGAGCTACGACCACGCCCGGCAGACCATCTACATCTTCGAGGAGCACCGCGCCCAGAAGGAAACGGATGCCCAGCTGGCGGAGGTGCTGAAAAAGCACCAGTGGGATGCCATCATCGCGGACAGCGCAGCCAACCGCTCCATTGCCACCCTGCGCGACCTTGGCTTCCGGCAGCTGCGAGGCTGCACCAAGTATGCCCGCAACGGCGGCACCAGCGTGACCGACGGCATGAAGTGGTTGCAGAGCCGGGCCAAGATCGTCATCGACCCGGCACGCTGCCCGTGGACCGCCCGGGAATTTTCGGAATATGAGTATGCCATCGACAAAAAGACCGGCGAGGTGGCCCCCGGGTATGTTGATGCCGCCAACCACAGCATCGATATGACCCGGTACGCCCTCGAGGACGTCTGGCAGCAGAGAGGAGCACAGAACGCATGATAAACCACGCCGACATCGAGAACATCATCGGCTGCAAAACACTGGTCACCGACCGGATGCAGCAGGCCATCGAAGGGTGGTATGACGCTGCCATCAACGGTCTGCCCCTCAGCCGCGACCCGGAGACCCTCTCTCTGGGCCTGCCTGCGGTCATCTGCAGTGAGCTGGCCCGGCTGACCACGCTGGAGCTGGACGCCAAGGTGGAGGGCAGTCCCCGGGCAGACTGGGTGAACGCCCAGCTGCAGCGGGTGCTGGCTCCCCGCAGACGGCGGAAATTCGCCCTCGCGCTGGCGTTGGGCAGCGGCATCTGGAAACCCTACCAGAGCGGCAGGAGCGTGGGCGTCGGCTTCAGCAATGCAAGCCAGTATTTCCCGGTGGCCCATGATGTCAACAGCTGTCTGACCGAGGGCGTGTTTGTGGACACCTTGCAGGACGGCGGCGAATGCTACCACCGCATCGAATGGCTCCACCTTCTCGAGAGCAGAGCCGACCTGCGGGACGCGGAGCTGGCCCTTTTGGAGGACTACGACCTCGACCCGCCGGGGCAGTTCCCCTGTGTGCAGGTTATCAATCTGGCGTTTCGCAGTGCTACACGAAGCTCGCTGGGCAGCCCGGAAGACCTGAGCATCCGCCCCGAGTGGGATGAGCTGCAGCCGGTGGCGTGGCTCACCGGGCTGGACAAACTGCCTCTGGGCTACTTCGTAACGCCCATCGTCAACAACATCGACCCTGACAGTGAGCTTGGAGCCGCCATGTTCGAGTCCGCCCGGCAGCAGATCATCGACGCAGACGAGCAGTACACCCGGCTGGACTGGGAGTATGAGGGCGGCGAGCTGGCCGTGGACACCGCAGGCAGCTACCTCAAACCCTCCGGCGTCGGGCAGCAGCTCTCCCGTGCCGAGGCGCTGCGCCAGTATGGCGTCCCGCCCGAGGCCATCGACAGCACCGCGCCCCATCACCGGGAACGGCTGTTCCACGGTCTTGATGTCAACACCGGCATCCTCCAGAACACCCCCTTCTATCAGGTCTTCTCCCCCGCCCTGCGGGACGGCAGCTACCTCGCCGGTCTGAACCAGTATCTCCGCAATGTGGAGAGCCACGCGGGTCTGAGCTTCGGCGTCCTCTCGCAGGTGGCCGACGTGGAAAAGACCGCCACCGAGATCGTCAATAGCAAGCAGAAGCTCTACGCCACCGTGTCCGACCTTCAGGCAGCGCTGGAGGACGCTCTGCGGGGCCTCGTCGAGGCGCTGGACTACTGGGCCGACCATATCCCCGACGCCCCGGGGCGGGGCAAACTGAGCGTCTCCTTCAAGTGGGACGACAGCATCATCCTCGACCGGCTCTCCGAGATGGCCCAGTGGCAGCAGGAAGTCACGATGGGTCTGCGGGGCAAGGCCGAGTACCGTCAGCACTTCTACGGCGAGGACGAGCAGACGGCCCGAGCGGCCATTGAAGCCATCCAGCACGAGAACGGCGGCGATGACATTCTGAAAGGAGTCCTGAGCAATGGCAGTGAACACTAAAAAGGGCCGGATGGAGCAAGCCGCAGCCCGTCTGGACCATCTGGCAGGCAACGCCAGCGTTCTCCGCTCTCCGGAGCTGTGGGAGCGGTATCATGAAGCCATAAAGATCACCGAGCTGCTGGGCTTCCATGTCACCCAGAGCGGTGGACGCCATACGGTGACGCCATGCTGACACCGGAGCAGGTAGACCGCTACACCGGCCTGCTGGCCGCACCATGGGACGAGCTGGGTGAGCGCATCCTCCGGGACATGGTGCGCCGCATCCTCAAGGCAGGGCGGGTCACAGACACTGCCCGGTGGCAGATGCTCCGTGCGGAGGCACTGGGTGCAAGCCGGGCCTATCTCATCCAGCAGATGAACGCCATCGTGCAGCAGATCAGCCCCAAGGAGGCCGTTCTGTTTGCCCGGGCGATGCAGGAGGCCTACGACATCGACGGGAAGGACGCAGCCGCAGCGGGCCGTGCATTGCCCTCTCTGGGCGAGAGCGAGGAGGCGCAGCAGATCGTGCACAGCGGCTACCGCCGCACCCTGAACACCCTCTACAACCTCACCCAGACCCGGGCGGTCATGGGCAACGACAACATGGTGGAGACCACCCAGCGCCAGCTGGCCTATTACCTCGACATGGCCCACTCTGACGCCGTTAGCGGGGCGTTCAGCTCCGACGACGCGGCCCGCCGTGCCCTCAACGAGCTGGCGACCAAGGGCGTCGGGGCTATCACCTACCCCAGCGGCCATGTGGATACGCTGGATGTGGTGGTGCTGCGGGCCTGCCGCACAGGGGTCAATCAGACCGCAGGAGAGATCACCCGGTACAACGCCGACGCCCTCGACTGCGACCTGATGGAGCTGGACGCCCACGTGGGCGCACGCACCGGCGACGGCGGGCTGAACCTGACGAACCACAGCTGGTGGCAGGGTCAGATCGTCAGCCGGAGTGGGAAGCACGGCTACCTCTCGCTGGCCGACATCGGCTACGGCGACGTCCGGGGCTTCATGGGGGCCAACTGCTCCCACAACTGGTCGATGTACTGGGAGGGGGCGAGCGTGCGCAGCTACACCCCCGAACGGCTGGCGAGGATCAATGCCGCCACCGTCTCCTACAACGGCAAAGACATCGGGAGGTACGCGGCCACCCAGATGCAGCGTGCACAGGAGCGCCGCATCCGAGCCGAAAAACGGGCCTTTCTTGTTGCCCGGGAAAGCGGCCAGCATGATATGGAAAAGGCCGCAGCGGACAAGCTGTCCGCCTCTCGTGCGAAGCTGAAGGACTTCTGCCATCAGACCGGCCTCCACTCCTACCAGCTGCGGGAGTCGGTTCCCGGCTTTGGGCGGAGCGAAGCAGCAAGCGCAGCGGCGCAGGCGAGGAAATAAAAGGCATCTCGACGCTTTCTGACGCTTATGTTTACTGTACTTTCTAAAAGGGGCATGGTATAATCAGCCCGCTATAGAAAGTGAGGTTTTGTCATGAAAAACAATCTGTTCCGGATAGGCGCTGCGGCCCTTGCGCTGGCGGCTTTGCTGACCGCCTGCGGCGGCAGCTCTTCTAGCACGCCTGCGTCCAGTGCAGCCCCGGCTGCGGAAAGCGCCGTGAGCGCCGCCAGTGTGGTGGAGTCCGAGAGTAGTGCCGTTTCTGAAGTAGCATCCGAGAGTGAAACCGGCCTCCAGTCCTACGTTATCGATGGTGTCACCTTCATCGTGGGCGATGTCCCAAACGACGTTACCGGAAACTGGCGCTTTGCCACGGTTTCGGAGGGCGTCGACATGACCCAGTACGCGGTGGAGTATTATAAGCAGTGCTTCGGCAGCGACAGTGAGATTCATTTTATCATCGACGATAATAGCGGAACGACCACCAAACTCGCCTATGTGTTCGGAAATATTGACGTTCTTGTGAAGGAACACGTCAAGGATGAAGAGTTTGATGCCAAGACGCTGGGCGACGGTGCTACACTGGCAGAATACTTTGTAGACGTAGAAACCGGCGAAGTCGAAAAGGCTAGCTGAGAAATAGACAAGACAAAAGCCCTGAAGGGATGCACCTTCAGGGCTTTTCTTATTGGGGTAATTCACTTGAAGCGACCCAGCAGTTCATCCACAAAGTCCATCGCCTCCTGCGTGGACGGCCGTGTGCACCACCCCCGGTCGTAATAGGCTGCTTCCTGCCGGTACCGGACCTCACCGGGAGGCAGCTCAGCGATCCAGAGCTTCGAGACCCTCCCGCCATTGATTCCACATGTGCTGCCCTCGGGGTAGACCTTGGCCTCCCACCGGAACACGTGCCCGTTCCGCTCGGTCTGGCCCTCGTGCCAGAACTGGCCGCCCATCTCCGCGCGGAACCCACGCATCACTGATCACCTCCCTCATAGTCCACCACATAGCCGTTGTACTCGAAGGTCACAGCCGCCAGCGCGGCCTGTGCAAGTCGAGTTGCGAACAGAATAGCATCCTCCGGAGGCTTCGTCCCAAAAGACGCCCACTGAACGCCCATCTTCACCGGGGTGCCCTGCCGGGCAAAGTTGCAGTTGTGGATTTGGATGCCTCCATCCTCCGAAAACTGCGCCTGCAACGCGTCCAGCGCCGCACCGTACACCCTCACATTGACCTTCTTCATCATGCACCCTCCTCTTCATCAACGACCCGGTACCCATTGTACACGAAGCTCTCTGCCACATCGGCAGCCAGTTGCACCCAGCGCATGAACTGGCGGGCCTCCTCCGGGGTCATGTCGTCCCGGTGGGTCCAGCTCACACCCAGTTTCACCTCCGGACGGCCCAGCAAAACGGAGCTCCCCGTCTCGCAGATCTTCACCCCGCAGGTTGCGGGGAACCCCGCCTGCAAGACCTCCAGCGCCGTGCGGTACTCGCTGTAGTTGACCTTCTTCATCGTTACCACTCTCCTTTCTCAGCGGCTTCACGGATTGCCCGTTCTTCCTTCTCCTCGTCGTAGGCCGCTGCAAACATCTTCAGCGCACCAGCCCGGGTAACAGGCCCGAACTCCTTCACATAGTAGGCGAACACCCGCTCGTCCCAGCACTCGACGTACCCATCGCCGCCCTCGTTGTATTTCGTCTTGGCCAGCGCGATGAACTCCTCGTAGGTCAGATTCTTCTTTGCCATGATTCAGTCCTCCTTGTTGATGTACTCGTCGGTATCCCGGCTGGACTCTCCCATCAGGAACACCCGGTGTTTACCTCCGGAGTCCCGCAGCCAGTCTCCACCCAGAGCGCAGAGGGTGAAGATCATCCCCTGATACTGGCCCTCGGCGTACAGCCGAGCGCTTTCTGCCACGTCCTGACGGTGCATGACGCACCACTGAGTGTCCAGCCCATATGCCATCGTGCCCAGATGGCCGCGCAGTTCTTTCTTCTTCATGGTTTAGTCCTCCTTACCCGAAGTACTTAGCTGCGAATGCCGACTTGCTGAGAGTGTGGGCATCATACACGTACTCGATGGCGTCTGCAGGGGTCATGTCGATACCAGAAACCAGCTCACGCACCTGACCGGTAAGACCGTGCTCTCGAACGTAGTTCTTCATCATTTCAATATTTTTCATTTTTTTTGTTTTCCTCCGTTGCTTTTTACCCCGGAACCCTTCCGGTGGCTGTATGTTACCTCTGCGCAAGGACAAAGTCAAGTTGTTTTTGATTTATTTTTTAATTTCTTTTTGTTGTTGACTTTTGCCCCGGCAAGTCATATCCTTGTGACAGAAAGGAGTGACCCGAGATGACCACATCCAGCCGTGTAAAGGCTCTTCTGGAGCTGACCGAGACCGACCAAAACACCTTCGCCGCAGCCTTTGGCATGACCACCCCGCAGGCCATGAACAACAAGCTGCGCAGGGATAGCTGGTCGGCAAAAGACCTCGCCCGGGCTGCCGCGATCTGCGGCGCAAAGCTGGCGTTCATCCTCCCGGATGGCAGCCAGCTCATCCTTGCACCCGAAGAATAACAGCTACACCCGCAAAAGCCCGCCTCAGGGAGAAGCGATTCTCTCATGGGGCGGGCTTTTCAAATCGTAACGGTTTTGGGGATGAAGCTGTGGTACGATAGCAGGCAGAATACACCGCGCACCCGGTGTCAGAGAGGTGCAGGGGCATCACGCACGGCAGCGTGTCAGAAACCGCCGTAGGCCCCCACAGGAGGAACAGATGAGACGAGAGGATCTGAGAGCCATCGAGGGCATGACCGAGGAACAGGTAGAGGCCGTCATGCGGCTGCACGGACAGGACGAAGCGGCCCACAACACCACGGTGCAGGGGCTGCAGGCGCAGCTGACCAGTGTGCAGCAGAGCCTCGCCGCCTTTGATGGCGTAGACGTCAACGACCTGCGCAGCCAGATCACCAGCCTCACCACTCAGATGCAGACGCAGGCGGCAGAATACGCCTTCAACGACGTGCTCCGCAGTGCAGCCCGGGAGGCCGGTGCGCTGGACGAAGCGGACGTGATCGCTCTGCTGCCGGACAAGACGGTGCTGCAGGCCAGCAAGAACCAGACCGAGGACGTCAAGGCCGCCTTTGCAGCTCTCAAGACCCATAAGCCCTATCTGTTCGCCGTATCCCCCGCCCCCGAGGGCGGACAGCCGCAGCAGGGCGCGGCGGAGACAAACCCCATCGTCATCCCCAAGCCCCGTGCGCAGGGCGGCAGCGCACAACCTACACTGGCCGAGTTTCTGAACATGACCGGCGCGGAACGCATGGCGCTGCGCACCCGGAACCCGGCTCTCTTCCAGCAGCTCTCGGCACAGCTCCGGGCTGCACGATACTAACGAGGTAACAAACTATGCCCATCTCCGGCACTTTCGGCGGCTTTCCGTTTGACCCCGAAGTCTATCAGGGCTTCGTGGATCAGGAGGCCACCTTCTCCGATTCCATTCTCGCTTCCGGCATCCTCGCCCGTGACCAGTCTCTGGCGACCTCGCTGGACAACGGCGGTGTGCAGGGCACCATCCGCTTTTACAATCCCCTTGACCCCGACAAGGACGCCCCTCTGGTGCGTGACGGTGAGACCGACAACGTGCCCACCGAGGTATCCGGTGGCAAGCAGAGCTGGATCCGCATCGACCGTATGAAAGCTTGGAAGGCCACCGAGCTGACCCGTGAGCTGACCGCAGCCGACCCGATGGCCGCTGTGGCCCGCAACACCGGTCGCTACTGGCGGATGTACAAGCAGGGCCTGCTGATCAAGATGGTCAACGCCGTGCTGGGCGCTTCCGGCCTCGAGAAGCACAGCCTGACCATCACCAAGGGCGGCGTCACTGCTAACCAGCTCATCGATGTGCAGCAGGCGGCACTGGGCGACATGGCGGGCAAGTTCGGCCTGCTGGTGGTCAACTCCAAGATCTACAGCGAGTACCAGAAGCTGGGCCTGCTGAGCTTCAACAAGTACGTCATCACCAACGTGCTCCAGAAGGAGGTCAGCCTGCCCACCATCAACGGTCTGGTGGTCGTCGTGAACGACCGCGGCACCGATGACGGCACCAACTACAACAGCTTTCTGTTCGGTCAGGGTTCCGTACTGACCGCCGACCCCAAGGTCATCACCCCGGACTACACCGAGTACAATGCGGCCAAGGCAGGCGGCACGGACATCCTGTACAACAACCGCGCTTTCATCCTGCATCCCAACGGCCTGAGCTTCGACGCCGACGGCATCGCCAAGGAGACCCCCACCGATGCCGAGTTTGCCACCACCGGCAACTGGAAGCTGAAGTTTGACCACAAGAACGTCCGTATGGGCAAACTCAGCATCCCCAAGGCGAACTTCACCGAGGAGTAAGTCATGGAGAGCTGGCTGACCTTTGCCGACTATCAGAGCCAGCACCCGGACGCCTCGCTGACGGAGGCGCGGTTTGAGCTGCTGGCCCGGGACGCTGCGCTCTTCATCGAGAACGCTACCCGTTGGTGCGCTTCCCTCGCCCAGACCGACGGGGAGAAAGCCCTGCTGAGTACCTGTCAGGCCCAGCTCGTCGAGCTGGCCGCCGGCGTCGAGACCGGATGGGACGGCGTGACCAGCGTGAACAATCACGGGTACACCGAAAGCTATGCCTCCGGCATGGACGTCCAGAAGTACCTCGGTGAACAGCAGCTGGCCATCGTCCACCGGACGCTCAGTGCCCCGGCCACCCGCTGGATGCTCTACGCAGGCAACGGCATCTACCGCCCGCCCCGCCGCAGGTAGGAGGTGTGATATGCGCTCTCCTCTCCATGCCGGGCAGAGCATCCGGCTGACACACACGGTGCGCAGGGGTACTGCCACCAACAGCTACACCGTTGTTCTCTCGCAGGTGAGCTGCCGCGAGGTAGACAGTGTATCCCCTTCGTCCCCGGGCTTTGCGCATTCGGCGGGACGCATCGGCGCTACCGGAATCTGTATTTTTGCCGGGTGGAGCAAAGCAGCCCCCGCAGACGCCCCGGAGCAGGTCGCAGACGCCGCCGGGCAGTTTCTCACCCCGGGGGCCTTCAAGGCCGCAGGCGAGGCTGTCCGGGCCGCTGGCTGGACGCTGGCGCTGGAAGACAAAGTCCTGCTGCCCAGCGGGCGAACAGGTACCGTCACCAGCATTCAGGACAACCGCAGCGGACGATGCCCGCACTGGTACGTGGAGGTGAGCTGATGAGCGACCCCATCTCTCTCCACGTCAGGCTCGGCCCTAACTTTGAGCAGCGGTACGATGCTGCCTTCGCCCGGCTTCAGAAGGAAGCCGACGCCGAGTGGATACGACTGGTGAAGCCCTATATCCCGAAGCGCACCGGCGCGCTCGTGGGCAGCACCGACACCCATACCGTGCTGGGCAGCGGACAGGTCGTGCAGGCCACGCCCTACGCTGCCGCCCAGTATTACCGCCTGCCCGAGGGGCAGGGCGTCCGGGAGGACGGACGCGGGCCGCACTGGGGCGAGCGCTGTGCCAACGACCATCGGGAGGATTTCGGCAGCTTTGTGAAAAAGCGTGCTGGGGAGGTAACGAAATGAGCCAGACCCCCATCGTGAAAGCCATGCTGGACTGGCTGGCCTCCTGCCCGCTGGTCAGCGATTACAACGATGGCGATGTTGCCTTCTCCATCGAGTATCTGGGCGCAGAACCGGCGCAGTTCTCGCTTGAGGTGTCCCCCAGCGCTCCCATCATCGAACAGTACATCTCCGGCAGCCTCCGGGCGCGGAACTTCGTGCTGGCCTCCCGGATGATCTACTCGCAGGACGAGGCCCAGCAGGCTGCAAACAGCGGCTTCTGGGAAGAGTTCAGCGACTGGGTGGAGTCCCAGTCCCGCCGGGGCGAGCTGCCCCTTCTCGGCCCGGGCAAAAAAGCCGAGAAGGTGGTATGCCTTTCCCCCGGGTACATCATCGGGCAGGACGCCAACACCTGCCGCACCCAGATGCAGCTTCAGCTTCAATATTATCAGGAAGGATGATAAGCCTATGACCGTATCAGAAACGCTGGCGGGCATCAAGAAGAAGTTTGGCTTCGAGCCCAGCGCCGAGTATAAGGGTACCGAGGACGCCAACGACTTCATCTTTGCCATCCAGACCGACAGCACCACTCAGACCAAGAAAAGCCAGTGGGTCGTCGCCGCCGAGCGCGTGAAGGAGCACTCCGGCTCCCTCAACGCCTCCACCGAGGACGTCAACTTCATCCGCGCCTCCGCCACCACCAAGGGCACCACCCAGCGCACCTTCTCCATCAACGGCAACCGCTGCGTGGGCGACGCTTTTCAGGATTTTCTCCTGAGCCACAAGATCGTGTTCGGCTCCGGCTCGGACGTGGTGGTGCCGTACATCTATTTCAGCGCCCGCACCGGTAAGGGCGAAGTCGGCGAATGCGTCCTTATCGTCACCTCGGACGTGGGCGGCAGCGCCGGTGCGGCCGCCACCTTCGCCTGCGATGCTAAGGGCATCGAGACCCCGGAGGAGTTCGACTACCTCACCGTAGAGAACTCCACCTCTCTGGTTGGCGACGCCGTAGTAGGCTCTGCCACCGTAGGCGTATAACCGAAAGTTACAATGCAATACCGCCCCTGTCGCCTACCGGCAGGGGCGAATTTTATAGGAGGTCAACATGATCATTTGTGGTCAGGAGTTCGCATTTTCGGCGCTCAACGCCAACGACGTGGAGCGAATGGAAACGGCGCAGAAGCACCAGCAGGAGGCCAACGCCGCCGAACAGGAGCGCTACACGGCGGAAAACGTCTCCTATCCCGGCATCCTGCGCAGCCAGTGCCGGATGATGATGGATTATCTGGACGAAGTTCTGGGCGAGGGCGCATCGGAGCGCCTGCATCTGGACGGCGGCGATTTCGGAGCGGTGCTGAAGGTCTGTGAGAGCTTCAAGCAGGCTATCGCCGCAGAGAAAGCCGCCGTCAACGGCCAGTTCTCCGCATCTTTGGAGACACCCCGCAACCGTGCCGAGCGCCGTGCAGCGGCCCAGAAGGCCACCCCCGGCAGGGTCGTCCCCCTGTCGCCCGTTGTTCTGCCAGCGGCACAGCCCGAAGCAACTGCCGAACAGGTCAAGGCAGCGCTGCCGCAGGCGATGGCGTTTCTCTCCACCCCGGAGGGCGTAAAGATGATGCAGTACTTTATGACCACCTACAAGAACGGCGCAGAGAATGGCTGACCTTCTGCTGGACGAGCTGCCCACCGTCTGGGAGGGACGGGCCATCGACCCGGACTTCCGGCACATGGTCTGGCTCAGTAATCGCATCCAGCGCAGGGTCGAGGAGGGCGCAACGTGGGATTTTCTGCGGGAGGCCTTCGGGCGCTTTTACCGGGAGCCGGTCCTCCTGTCCGACCTCGGAGACGCATACCAGAGCCTCTGCCGCTTTTATGCAGGCATCCCCAATGAATTGGGAAACGGCGATGGCGGAAGCGGCAGTGGAGAACTGACCTGCGACTACCACTGCGATGCCCCTTACCTCGTCGCCGCGTTCCAGCAGGCATACGGTATCGACCTGACCACAGCGAAGATGCACTGGTGGAGGTTCAGGGCCTTGTTTGCCGCCCTGCCGGAGGACACCCGGATGTTCCAGATCCTACACGCCCGGAGCGTTGACCTGTCAAGGCTGGAAGGTGCCGAACGAGAGCACTACGCCCGCATGAAAGAAATGTACGCCCTGCCCTCCGGGCTGGAAGGAGTGAGACCCGTCCACAGTGTCAAGGACCACGACGAAAGCTTCCTCGAGCGCTTCCGGCCTCGGGAAGGATAACACCCGCGCCCCTGTCCGCTGCCCCCTGTGCGGCCATCCGCTGGCCGTCTGGGCAGCATCCGAGGCCCACGCCCGAGGGCTGTGGGTCAAATGCAAGAACCCCGCCTGCAAGCGGGAGGTAGAGATAAAACTTTAAGCCTGTGCCCTTGTGCCCGCGCTCCCGAATGAGAGGTGGACACATTGGCAGATTATACCGTCACCGGCGACACCCGGCTTGATACCAGCGGCTTTACTAAGGGCATCAGCTCCATGACTGTGGCGGCAGGCAACCTGATCTCGGGTCTGGTCTCCACCGCCACCAGCAAGATGGCCGGGCTGGCCAAGTCCTCGGTCAGCGTCGGTATGAGCTTTGAGGCGTCCATGTCTCAGGTGGCCGCCACCATGGGCAAGAGCACCGAGGAGATCGAGAGCCTGACCAAAGTCGCCAAAGAGATGGGCAGCTCCACGAAATTCTCCGCTACACAGGCTGCGGACGCCCTGAACTACCTCGCTCTCGCCGGTTATGATGCCGACAAGGCCGCCGAGGTGCTGCCCTCGGTGCTGAATCTGGCTGCCGCAGGCGGCATGGACCTCGCCTATGCTTCTGACCTCGTCACGGACGCGATGGCCTCCCTGAACATCGAGGCCAACAAGAACAATGTAGACGACTTCGGCAACAAGCTGGCCATGGCCGCCAGCAAAGCCAACGCCAACGTCTCCCAGCTGGGCGAGGCCATCCTGACGGTCGGCGGCACCGCTGCCAACCTCAAGAACGGCACCACCGAGCTGACCACCGCCCTCGGCCTGCTGGCCAACGTCGGCATCAAGGGCGCGGAGGGCGGCACCCACCTGCGCAACATCATCCTGTCGCTGCAATCCCCCACCGATGACGCCGCGAAGCTCATACAGCAGCTAGGTCTGCAAGTCTACAACGCGCAGGGCAATATGCGGGGCCTCGACGAGATACTGGGCGACCTGAACACCCGCATGGTCGACATGACGCAGGGTCAGAAGGACAGCATCATCAATCGGCTGTTCAATAAAACCGACCTCGCAGCCGTCAACGGCCTGCTGGCTGCGCAGGGCGAGCAGTGGGATGCTCTCGCCGCACAGATCGACGCGGCGGGCGGAGCGATGGAGCAGATGGCCGAGACCCAGCAGGACAACCTGCAGGGCGTCATGACGTCCATGAGCTCCGCCTTTGAGGGCTTGCAGCTGGCCGTATACGAGCGGCTGGAGCCTGCACTGACGGACGCGGGCAGCTGGGGCGTCGAGTGCATCCGCTCCCTGACCGACGCTCTCAGCAACGGCGGCCCCGAAGCGATGCTGTCCGCAGCGGGCGGCATCCTCTCTGATTTGGCCGCAGGCATCGTGGAGCAGCTGCCCGGGATGGTCTCTGCTGGCGTGAACATCATCGCCTACTTAGCGCAGAGCCTCGTAGCAGCTACACCGGAGATGCTGACCACCGGCGCTTCCATCGTCGGCGCACTGGTAGACAGCCTGAGCTCCGCCCTTCCCCAGCTTCTGGACACCGGCATCGAGATGCTCTCCCAGTTGGGCGCGGGTCTGGTGCAGGGCATCCCGGAGCTGCTGACGCAGGCGCTGCCCCTCGTGGCCGACCTTGCCAGCGGCCTCCGCGAGAATGCTGGGAAGCTGGTGGACGCGGGTCTCGAACTCATCTTCAACCTGATGCAGGGCCTGATGGACGGCCTGCCCACTCTCATCGAGTACCTGCCCGGCATCGTATCCGACCTCGCGGGCATCATCAACGATAACGCCCCCAAGCTCCTCGCAGCGGGTGCCCACCTCATCGTCATGCTGGGCGAAGGCCTGCTGGAGGCATTGCCTACCATCATCGAGAACATCCCTCAGATCTGCAAAGCCATCTTCGACGTGTTCACGGCCTTCCGCTGGCTGGACATCGGCAGCCAGATCGTCACCGGTCTGTGGAACGGCCTGAAATCCGGCTGGACGGGTCTCATCTCGAAGGTGCAGGGCCTCGCCCAGCAGCTGCCCGACATCGTGAAGAAGGTGCTGGGCATCCACTCGCCATCCCGAGTGTTCTCCGAGATTGGTATGCAGACCTGTGCCGGTCTAGCGCAGGGCATGACGCTGGGCAACGCCAAGGTCAAAAAAGCTGCCAGCGAGGTGCTGGCCTCCGTCACCGAGACCGCGACCCAGATCACCGACGGCGTGACCCGCACGGTGGAGACCACGACCCAGTGGATGGCCGATGGTGCCACCAAGCAGGCCCAGACCATCACCTCCACCAGCCGCCAGATGGTGGACGGCGTGCTCAAGGACATCAAGACCGTCGAGACCATCGCGGCGGACGGCAAGCGGACGGTCAGCCAGACCATGGAGACCGTCCGGGATGTGGTGGACACCGTGACGGCCAGCAACACGGCTATTGTGGACGGCATCAAGACCACCACCCAGACCGTGACCAAGACCCTCGCGGACGGCACCACCGAACAACAGCAGGTCATCACCCAGACGCAGGACAAGGTCATCGACGGGGCGCTCCGCACCGTGGAGACCGTCAAGACCATCGCCGCCGACGGCACCGAGCAGGTGGCCGAGACCATCAAGGACAGCGCCGCCAAGACACTGGACGGCCTCTGGTCTGAGCTGAAAGACCGTGCCAACGAGGGCATCCTCGGCACGGTGGGCACCCTGTGGGACGCGGTGAAGAGCGGAGACTGGCTCTCCATCGGCAAATGGGCGGCATCCGCCCTCTACTCGGGCCTCACCGCCGACCAGAAGCAGAAGCTCACCGACTACGCCCTCTCGCTGGTGGACGGCCTGAACGGCGTCCTCGGGGACGCGGCAGGCAGTCTGGCGCAGGCGGCGTGGGGCATCGGCCAGAGCCTCTTTGAGGGGATCACCGGTAAATTCGGCGACATCTCCTCCATGGCCGTCCAGATGGGCGGCACCCTGAAAAGCGTCTTCGGTGCCCTCAAGACCCCGCTGGCCGCAGCGGCCAAGGCCATCAGTACCGGACTCTCCGGCGGCCTGATGAGTATGTTCCCCGCCATCTATGCGGGCTTCGCCGGAATGATCGGCACCATCGGCGCAGCGGTGCAGGGGATGCTGGCGGCAGTGAGCGCTGCCCTCAGCTCCACCCTCTTCGGCATCCCGGCAGGCCTCGTGGTGGCCGCTGCCGCTGTCGCTCTGGGCGTCGCCATCGCAGCCATCGTCTCCAAGCTGGGCGGGAGCCACAGCAGTTCCGGCGGCTCTGGCGGCAGCGGCGGGGGCGGGGGCGGAAGCTCCGGCCTCGGCATCGACACCCCCAGCATCACCGACGAGTCGAACAAGCTCACCGACACCATCGACGCCAACACCGCAAAGCTCACCGAGATCAACAAGAGCCTCGCTAAGCTGGTCAAGAGCGCCAACGCCCTTGTCCTCAGCGACAACATGGCCGTGAGCAGCCGGGTGGCAGCATCCGGCACGGCGCAGATCGCCGCTGCAGCCAGAAGCTACCGCGAGGGCGACACCAACATCACCCAGAACATCTATTCCAAGGCCCACACCGCCGCCGACCTCCAGCGCGAAGCACGCTGGGAGGCCGACCGCGCCAAGGCCGAGAAGCACTGAAAGGAGGTCATCCACTCGTGCGCAAAGACCATCTCCGCCTCGTGACGGACGCCGGGGCCGTTCTCGACCTCGGCTGGGACTACGGCATCCCCTACCAGATGGACAACCTCTCGGGCGTGGATGTCACCCTCAAGACGGCGCAGGGCGTCAACCAGCAGGGCGTCACCGTGGAGGATCAGAGCGTGGAGGGCGTCACCCATGAGGTCATCGCGGACTTCTGGGGCGCAGACGGCGAGGTGCAGGCTGACCGCTTTTTGCAGCTGCTGCCCTTCTTCACCTCGGGCACCGCCTACTTCGGGGACAAGTATTTCGCCCGCTTCTTCCTGCAAAAGACCCCCTACACCGTCCAGCTCCACCCGTACCCCCGGCTCGACTTCATGCTCTACCGCCCGAAACCCTACTGGTACAGCCTCAGCGAGGAGCGCGCCGAGATGGGCGGCTTCATCCCGCGCTTCTCGTTCCCGGTCTGCTACGACAGCCACCAGTACAGCGAGTGGCGGCAGAGCTACTTCCTCAACATCCGCAACCCCGGGGCGCTGCCGGTGCCCTTTACGGCCAAGCTCCGCTCCACCGGGCTTGTGGTCAACCCCGCCATCCGCAACAGCGTCACCGGAGAGCACATCGGCTTCGACACCACGCTCAAAGCGGGCGAGGTGCTGGAGATCTACCGCACCACCACCGACCGTCTGGCCGTCAAGCTCACCCGGGACGGCACCGAGTCCAACGCCTTCGCCCTGCTGGACGAGGACTCCGACCTCACCGAGCTGCACCCCGGCGATAACGTCCTGACCGCCGACGCCGACAGCGGCAAGGCGGGCTTGCAGGTCAGTGTGAGCTTTTACCCGATGGTGGTGGGCATCCTGCCTGAGGTGATGAAATGACTTTTGACGTCTTGGATGAAACGACCCTTGCACGCCTCGGGAACATCGGCGTGTGGGTATCGGTGTACTGGGATGAGCCGTACAACTCCGAGGGCAGCTTCACCCTCGAGGTGCGGCCTACACCCGAGAACATGGAGCTGCTGCGGGAGGGCCGCTGGCTCGTCCGCACCGACGCCGTGACCAAAGTGCCCATGCGCATCTGCCACCGCTCCAACGAGAACGAGGACGCCAACCTCGTCGTCACCGGCTATCCGGCCACGTGGATCTTCACCAAGCGGGTCAGCGTCTCGGCCATCAAGAAGGAGAACGCCGAGGCGGCCATGCTGGCCCTCGCCAAGGCAGCGGCTCCGTGGCCCAAGCTGGAGGTGGCCGAGCCGAAGGGCTTTGACACCACCTTTGAGCAGCAGACCAGTGGCGCGACCCTGTTTGACTACTTCAAGACGGTGGGTGCAGCCTGCGACCTCGGCTTCCGAGTCGTCCTCATGGGTAAAAACAGCGCGAAAAAACTAATGTTCGAGGTCTTCCGGCCCACCGCAGACCCCAACAACCGCTTCTCGCCCAAGTGGGGCAGCCTGCGGGAGGCCAGCTGGGCCTTCGGCGACGGCAGCTACGCCAACGTCGCCCTCGTACTGGGGGCGGGCGAGGGCGAGGAGCGGGCTATGGTCTGGGCAGGCGACACCGAGGCTGAAGGAGCGGAGCGCCGGGAGATGATCGTGGACGCCCGGGACATCCAGCCGGACGAGGACAGCGGCGAGACGGTCAAGAGCGACAGCTACCTCCAGAAGCTTGCCGACCGGGGCGCGTCGAAGCTCCTCGAGCAGCTGCGCACCGGCAGCATCGAGATGGCGCTGGACGCCGACGGCCTCGAGCCGGGCGACGTCTGCTTCTGCTCCCTGCCGGATCTCGGCTACAAGGCCACCGTCCGGGTGGCCGACATCATCATTCAGAGCCAGACCGATGGCACTACCCGCACTGCGCGGCTGGGCACACCGGTCTGGCACAAGAGCTAGGAGGCGAGATATTTTGAGCACCGCAGGCATCGTGACCTACCCTCTGGAAGGCGCCACCTACGACGCCGAGGACGCTGCGGCCTACTTTTCCACCCGCACCAGCGGCGTCTTCTCCACGGAGGAGGACTTCGCCGTGGCCCCGGCAGAGGGCACCAGCGTGACCGTCAGCGGAGGCCGGGCGTGGCTGCATCCCAGCCGGTGGGCCGGATTCAGCGTCACCGCCCGGGAGGACACCACCCTCACCCTCCCGCAGGCGGACAGCTATCTTCCCCGCATCGACCGCATCGTGCTGCGGTACGACGCCACCAGCCGCACCACCACCCTGCAGGTCTTACAGGGGGCCGCAGGCTCCTCGCCGACGGCCCCGGACATCTCCCGCACCGAGATGGTCTACGACCTCTGCCTCGCCGAGGTCGCACGACCGGCGGGGCAGACTTCCCTCACCACCGCCGACATCACCGACACCCGCGCCGACGCCACCCTCTGCGGCCTCATGCGGGACGGAGTCACCGGCATCCCGGTAAATGCGCTGGGCGCACAGGCGCTGGCAAAGGCCAAGGAGACGGCGGCACTCTGTGATGCGCTGCTGCAAAGCTACACCGGCGGTTATCTCGGCATCTGGCCCGTCACCCTGACGACCAGCGGATGGGCGAAGTCCACCGACCTTCCCAGCTACCCCTACAAGCAGACCGCCGAGCTTCGCGCCGCCCGAGAGTCCAGCAGACCCGAAGCCGTGCCCGCCCTCGACAGCTTCAACACAGCCATCGCGGCAGGCATCGCAGGCGTATGCGAAACGAAGGACGGCAGCGTCACCTTCTGGGCCGAAGAGGTGCCGGAGCAGGACATCCTGATGCAGGTGACGCTGCTGGGGCCGAAGACCGCAGAAAATCAACAGGAGGCATGATATGAGTTTGTCTTATACCCCCAATTCGTGGGTCGAAAAAAAGACCAAGATCCACGCCGAGGACATGACCCGCATCGAGCAGGGCATCCAGACCGTGACGCAGGCGGTCAATGCGCTGCCGTCCAGCCCTGCTGCCGCCAGCAGTGTCCTCACTCCCGAGCAGTTCGGCGCGGTGGGCGACGGCATGGCGGATGATACTGCTGCCCTGAAAGCCGCTATTCAGGCGGCGAGTGAGCAGAAGCAGCCGCTGGAGCTGAAGAGTACGGCGACCTACCGCTTTACGGAAGTGCTGAACCCGAAAGACAACCTGACCATCCACGGCAACGGCGCGTCTCTGCTGAGTGACATCCAGTGGGCAAAGCAGGAGCAGGACCGCCCCGGCATCTTCGCCATCGGCAGGTCCAACACTGACCTCGCGCAGCACATCCGCATCGAGGGCCTGACCTTCCGTGCAGCGGACACCTGCCAGACGAATACCATGCTGCGATTCCAGCGTAGCCGGGACGTAGAGGTTCGGAACTGCGTCTTCGACTGTGACATCAACACGCAGAATCGCGGCTGCATGGATCTGTATGGTGTCAACTATGATTTCCTCTTCGAAAACATCGTCTTCCGGCAGCTGAGCGCCTGTAAGGAGGGCGGCGTCTGGGTGCGCAACTGGGAGAACAAGTATGGTTCTTCGAACATCCGCTTCCTGCATTGCGACTTCTACAAGGCGGGCGGCGATGAAGTTCTGGGTGTCTGGGGCTGGGGCGGCACCATGGAGCATGTCCTCATTTCCGGCTGCAACTTCTACGATGTGGACGACGAAAAATACCGTGCCCGAGGGTTCTACCCCGCGTGGTTCATCACACTGGGCCAGAGCGGCAACCGCACCGATGTCCGGATGGAGAACTGTATCGTGCAGGTGAAGCGCTGCAACGCGCTGTTCCGCATGGTAGGCAACGGCACCCACACGGTGGTGGACAACTGTGACCTTTACTTAGAGCGGCCCGACGATATGGAAAAAGCGGATGCATTCAAGGGTGCAAATCCCCTGCTGGCGCAGGGCAATGGCCTTACCGATGGCAGCACTGTCATCCAGAACTGCCGCATCCGCCTGAAGGGAGACGGCGGAAGGCGCATCTGCTACCAGATGGGCGCTCTGCGGAACAATTACTTCGATGTAGAGTGCGGGTACGGGCCTTCGAGTACCAAAGAGGTCGTCGGCAACATCTTCCACGGCTCTCTGTACGGCCTTTTCTGGGACTGCGACATCGTCCGGGACAACGTCGTGGAACTCACAAACTCGGGCGCTGGATGGATGTCCGGTGCAGGCGAGGTCGTCGGCAACCAGATCAAAATGGAGATCACCGCAGACGCACAGGGCGGCGCTATCTTCCACAACAACTGGGGTAAAGGCACCATCCGGGACAACAAGTTTGACCTGACCTTCACCCAAGAGTGTGATGTGCGCCAGTACGATATGCGCGGCGGCCCCCAGTACGTGCAGAACAACATCATTAACGTCAAGGGCGCACGCTACAACTACCTGCAAAGCGCCATCAGCGGCCTTATCTATCGCAAGAACAATTTCTTCAACAACGCGCCGGAAAAGCTTTTCGAGTGCACCGGCGTCGCTTTCGATGAAGAGACCCGCATGGAGCAGTACAAAAAGCATACCCGTCTGGGCGTGACCATTTCCCCCGAAAACTGCACCGACCCCGTCGTCTATACGTGGGAGGATGCGGACGGTGTTCTGGACGCCGGAGAGTACGGCGCATACCGCCCGCTGAAGGACGGCACGGCCAACGTCACGGTTTCCTGCGGTATGTTCTCGGCGTCCCAGAAGATCACTGTGAAGCTGATCCCTGTGCCCTGCGAGGGCCTGAAACTGAGCCGCGTGACCGCCAAGTGCGGCAAGGGGATGAGCACCTATCTCAAGGCCTTCCCGCAGCCCTACTGGACGACCGACGACGTCGTCTGGACTTCGGATGCGGAGGATGTGGTCACGGTCACGCAGGACGGCGTGGTATCCGCTCTCAAGACTGGCACGGCCAACATCACGGTGACCTGTGGCAGCTTTACCGTCACCTGCGCGGTGAATGTGGTGGAGGTTTCGGAACTGCCCACCTACACCGAGGGCGAATGGGCACTGGACAACACGGTCGCCTACATTCCCATGCCCAACCTTGAGGCAGAACACACCCTGTACGCAGCCTTTGACGTGGACACGAACTGCGTCGATGCGGGCGAAGAAATCCCCATCATTTCCAGCCTGCTCAGTGGGCAGACCGGGCAGGAAGCCATCAAGCTGGCATTCGGTGCGAGTGGCAAGAACTACAAGACCGTCCGCTGGTATACGACCAGCAACGAGGCGGACAGCAACGGCAGTACAACACTCTACAGCGTGCCTTATGTCAACACCGGCTTCAAGGAGGACGAACCGGCATCTACTGCATTCCTCTACCTGACGAGCGGCGTTGCCAACCCGAGCGGCGCTGTCATCTGGGATTCGCAGACCTCCACCGTCAAGGCTGCACCGAACAGCGGCATCCTGAGCTTCAATGTACAGACCAGCGCAGACGACACGCCCGTTACCAACTACACCAACGGAGCCTCTCTGGCTGCGGCACTGGCCTCCGGCAGCGTCCACGCCACCAAGGCCACCGGCTTCAAGCTGCGGGAACTCATCCTGTATACGAACTCGTCTTACACTACGCTGGACGAGATCAAGAAGTACCGCGAGAACGCAGAGATCGACCTGCGCTTCGATGCTGACGGTCATCCGCTCAATGCGGGCACGGCGGGTGATTTCATCATCGCGGACAGCAGCGCAGGCGAGGTCATCCCGGTCAGCAGCGTTACCCTGAACAAGACTACGCTGTCTCTGACCAAGGGCGGCACGGATACCCTGACGGCCTCCGTCCTGCCCGCTGAGGCCACCGAAAAGACCGTGACGTGGAGCGTATCGCCGGAAAATGTCGTGACCCTCTCGGGCACCACCGGCAGCAGTGTCACCGTGACTGCGGCGGCTGCGGGAAAGTGCACCATCACGGCTGCGGCGGGAGGCAAGACCGTCACCTGCGCGGTGACTGCGGTGGAAGTCTCTTCCGGTGATTCTGACCCTGTACCGGTCTTCTCTCTGCCGAAGACAGAATTCACTCCTGAAAACGCAACGGTCGTGGATACCGGCATCAAGCCGTTTGAATCGGCAGACGGGGCAAAGGATTACACCATCATCATTTCCCAGAGACCGCACTCTACAACGAATATCAGTGCGACCGATAGATATTGTCTGCTGCACTGCATGGACGAGACCGACCCGTATCCCGGTCTCGCTATTGCCGGTAGTGGTGAACGGTATAATATCAGCGCATTCGAGCACAGGACAACTACACTGATTGCGAGGGCTATCGGCTTCGACATCTACAATACTTACGTGTTTGCCCTTCGGGTCTCCGGTAAGCGTGTGTGGGCGAAAGTTTATAACGCAAACCATAAATCCTACATCGAAAGTAAGGGCTGGGTAGAGATTGCCAATTACGCCGCGGTGGATAAGTCCCTGCTCATTGGCGGCTATCAGGCCAGCAACGGCACCAAGGGCCGCTTCTGGGACGGCACAGTGGATTTCTGCAAGATCTATGACAAGCTGCTGACCGAAGAGCAGATCAACAAGATCATGGCAGGTTAAGGACGCAGGAAGCATAAGGAGAACGGAGTATGGCATTAGGCAGCGTAAGCGTCCCCGGCGTAAGCAAGAAAGCAAAAGAAAGGATGATGTACATGGATGGCAAGCTGATTTGGAGCGCGGCGATGGGCAAGTCCGGAAGTTCGAGCGTTACTGCGCCGGATGGGGTGGACTATATCATCGTCAAGCAGAGGGAGACGGCCTACAAGGACGTCCGGATCGCACGAGGCTGCACGGGCACCACGACCATCGAACAGAGTTCCTACTCTAACGGTTCTAGCGCTGTGAATAACTACGCAACGGTGACTTTTGCCTCGAACGGAAAGATCAGCTATAGCTATCCTAACTACTATGCTTTCAGCAGCTTCACCGTCGAGGGCTATCAGTATATCTGAGCGGAGGCACAAAATGAGCAAATACAACTTTGATTCGTCTGTTTTTCTGATGCTTACCCCCCCCCGGTTTGTTTGAATCGGCCTGACAAGCCGCACCCCTTCAGCGCTGCCGGACAGGCAGCACGGGAGGTGTGAACATGGCATTAGGTTCTGTAAGTATCCCTCCCTTCACCCGGGCGGAACTCGTACGCCTGATAAACCAGAAGTCGTACCCGGATGGGAAGCTGGTGTACACCGGCGCGACATCCTTCACCTATAACAGCGACGGCTTACTGACGCTTCCAGATGAAGTCGATTATGTAAAATTGACCTGCCAATCATGCGACTCGAACACCCCTGGTTACGCAGTGCCAAATGGAACCAAGCTTGCAAGAGGCTCCAGCATCCGACCTGGAAGCGCGGGGATAAGCTTCAGCAGCGAGGGTCTTTTGAAATTTGTAGGCTACAACTCCGTCTATAAACCTTATGGAGCCTCTTACATCGTCGAGGGCTACCACTACTACTGACAAAACGAAAAGCAGCCCCGGGGTGGGGCTGCAAAAGAAAGGTCGTGACATTTATGTCGATTCATGAATACAGCCTCAGCCGGGACTCCACCCGGCAGCTCTCGCCCAGCTTCCGGGTGCGGGAGTTCGGCTGCAAGGGCAGCGACGTCGTGCTCCTCGACGAGGAGCT